ACCTCGGCCAATATCGGGACTGCACTTGTTACGCGGTTGGATGTTACGGGTGCGTCTGCGGCGTCTATGAACGCCAACGTCGCCCTGATTACGACCGGCACGGTGATTAACCTGACGGCAACCAGCGCCTCTGTAGCGTCGGCTAATGCAGGCACGGCAGCCATTACGACTCTGACGGCCACACAAGCGTCGGTCGGGTCTATTAACGCAGCGGTCGCCCTTGTCACCAACGGCACCGTCACGACCCTCTCGGGTACGCAAGCGTCCATCACCTCCATCAACCACGCGGTTGTGCGCCTCCTCGGCAGCAGCTCGGGTTATGTCGGATTGCAGGGCGCAGCAGCGGCAGGTTCTACGACCTACACGCTGCCCTCGGCAGACGGTTCCAACGGCCAAGTATTGACTACCAACGGCTCTGCCACGTTGTCGTGGACAACGGCAGGCGGTGGTGGCGGCACAGGCGATGTGGTCGGCCCCGCGTCGGCTACCGATAACGCCATCACGCGCTTTGACCAGACGACCGGCAAGTTGATCCAAAACAGCACGGTCATTCTGGACGACTCTGGCACCATCACGGGCGTTGCGGCATTGGCAGCGGTAACGGTCAGCGTGACATCTGCAAACGCAGGCACGGCGACGGTAACGACTGGCAACCTTAATTTCTCGTCCACCGGCCAGCGCATCACGGGCGATTTCACAAATTCCACGGCGAGCAGTCGGTTACTGTTTCAAAGTAGTACGACAAATGGATTGACTACGGTTGGAATAATCCCTAACGGAACTTCAACCACTGCTGCATTCGTTGTCAATAACGCAAGTGATGCAAGCAACGCTAGTTTTTTACAATTATTAGCACTAGCAGCAGAAAATAGAATTAACTCTAGTTATGTTGGGACTGGCTCTTACCTTCCGCTGGCTATCTATACCGGCGGCAGCGAGCGTATGCGGCTGGATACGTCGGGGAATCTGGGGATTGGCGGGACAGCACAACCACAGGACAGAGTTGGAATTGAAGGGGTATTGCCAACTAGTAGCGGCAGTTCAATAGGTTTTGCTGTTCGTGGAACCATACCAAGTGGCTCTACAGCAGGCGCAAATGCTTTTATTTCTCGCGCTACAACATCAGCCGCATCTTTCACTAGTACAGAACTTCGTCATTTTTATGCAAATCCAGCAACAAAAGGGGCTGGATCAACAATCACCAATCAAACTGGATTTCTAGCAGAATCCACATTAACGGACGCCACCAATAACTACGGGTTTGTTGGCAATATTGCCTCCGGCGCAAACCGCTGGAACTGCTATATGGCAGGGACGGCAAACAATTATTTTGCTGGTAACGTCGGCATCAATACTACGGTACCGGGTAACTCAAAGTTACGAGTTCAGAATTCTTCCGGCACATTTGGAAACTCAAACCCGATTCAATCTTGGGCTTACGCAAATTTTCAAGTTGTAAATTTGCACGCAGATGGAAGTCTAAATCCAGTATTTAATACTGATTCTGACTCTAACTGGAACCCGCCAGCGACAATGATTTGGCAGTTCCGTGGTACAGAGCAGTTGCGTATCAGTTCGGGTGGCGAAGTTATTGTCGGCATTACCGATCAAGGTGCATACAATCTGCAATGCAACGGCACAGGCGTATGGGGCGCTGGCGCTTACGTCAACGGTTCTGACGCACGACTGAAGGACAACATCCAATCGCTTGATTCGGGTCTTGATGTCATCAAGGCCATGCGTCCGGTGACATTCCAGTACAAGCCAGAATACAGCAAGGATCAGAGCGTACAGCCCGGCTTCATTGCGCAGGAATTGCAAACCGCAATGGCGGGTAAGCCGTACCTTGAAGGCGTGGTGCAGGAAGGCACAAACCACTTAAATGTGGCCTACCAAAACATCATTCCGATTTTGGTTAAGGCAATCCAAGAACTTGAAGCCAGACTCGCCGCATTGGAGGCTAAATGAAACTAGACCTTACCCCCGAAGAAGTGCAGGCCATCCTGCAAGTATTGGGACAACTCCCGACGAGCAGCGGCGCATGGCCGTTGTTGGTCAAAATCAAAGAGCAGGCTGAAGCAGCCTTAAAGGAGCAGGACAATGGCTAATTGGAAAGTGGAAAGCATGATCGTCAAGCCGGTAGACGGCTCGCATAACGACGTTGTGGTGACGGCAACGTGGCGCTGCACGGCGGTGGATGGCGAACATAGCGCGTCCAACTACGGCAGCATGGGCTTTGCTTCGCCGAGCGGAGACTTCATTGCCTATCCCGATCTGACCGAGGACACCGTGCTGGGTTGGATTTGGGCAAACGGCGTGGATAAAGCCGAGGTTGAGGCGAACGTGGCGCGTGAGTTGGATATGCAGGTTAACCCGCCGACCGTCGCCAAGCCGCTGCCGTGGAGTGCGTAATGACGACGGTGCAAGAGCTGGAGGTGACCGTGACCAGCCACATTGACGTTTGCACGGTGCGCTACGAGGCGATCCATGCGCGTCTAAAGCGCCTTGAGAGCCTGCTGATCAAGATTGGCGGCGCGATCATTCTGGTACTGCTCGGTGCGCTTGGCAGCATGGCTATCATGTTGTTGGATGCCGTCAAGTGAGCGAGGACATTGAACTGCTCAAGGTGCAGATCAAGGCCGAGTTACAGCGCCTTGAAGCACAGAGCAGCGCCAAGGATGTAGCGGGCAAGGCTATCGGCAAGGATGGCCTTAAATACATCACCGCTATTGTGGTCATTGGCGTTCTCTCAAGCCTTGCGCTGGATAGCGACAAGATCGCCGCCGTGATGGGGCTGCTTGGTGCCTCGCTGACCGCCCTTATCTCCATGTTGGCGTCCATCGCTGGCACGGTGGAGAAAGAAGAAAAACCCGAGTTTGAGGTAATCAAGGAATTGATCGCCAAACTAGACCGGCTTGACCGCAAAGAGCAGCCGATGCGCGTGGACGTAGAGGGCGATCATGTCACCGTCACGAAGGGTGATGACGTAGTGAGGGCAAGCAAATGATGACGATGGTCAGCACGTTTCTGTCGTTTCTAGCGGGTGGATTGCCCAAGATTCTGCAAATCTTCCAAGACCGGCAGGACAAAAAGCACGAGTTAGCCCTTGTCGCCGCCCAAAAGGAGCGTGAACTAGCCCTCGCTGAACGCGGCTTTATCGCGCAGGCACGGATTGAGGAAATCAAGCTAGAGCAAATCCAGACGCAGACCGCTACCGAGGAACGTGTGGCGCTCTATGAACACGACATGAAGATTGGCGAGGGCGCAAGCCAATGGATGATTAACCTACGCGCCTCGGTGCGTCCGGTCGTCACCTACATCTTTGTGCTGGAACTGGTCGCGCTGAACATCGCGGGCGTTTGGTATGCCTACACCACCGGCATCCCGTTTGCCGTGGCGATGGAAAACGTCTTTAGCGATGACGAAATGCTGATTTTGTCGTCCATCATTGCTTTCTGGTTCGGTACGCAGGCTTTCGGCAAAAAGTGAAGGTCAGCCCTGCCGCGATCCGCATGATTAAACACCATGAGGGCGTCAGAACGCGCCCCTACAGGTGTCCTGCGTTACTTTGGACGATTGCGGTGGGCCACGTTATAGACCCCAACCACGCCAAGGTGCCGTTTGAGGAACGCCGAAATCTACAGATACCCGAGGGCTGGGATCGCAGCCTCACGATGGACGAGGTGGACGCTATCCTTGCTCAAGACCTTGCGCGGTTTGAGCGCGGCGTGGCCCGACTTTGCCCTTCTGCTGTTAATCATCAAGGCCGGTTCGACAGCCTCGTTTCCTTCGCTTTCAACGTGGGCCTGGGGAATCTTCAAAGGTCTGGGCTTCGCATGAAACATAACCGCGGCGAGTTTGACGAGGCCGCCGACGAGTTTATGAAGTGGACAAAGGCAGGCGGGCGGGTGCTGTCTGGCCTGGTCAAACGACGCCAGGATGAGCGCGCGCTGTATATGGCTGACGGGCTAGGACTCGAACCTAGATAACAGGGATCAAAACCCTGTGTCCTGCCATTAGACGACCCGTCACCCGTTATTTGAGGGTCAGGATCTCCCACTCCTCGAGCAGCCATTTAGCCTCTCTGTGGAGGCCGTGGCGCTGAAGCTGGGCCACGACAAACCAGATGTCGATGGGCTGCCCATAACCCCAGGGCGCGGCTTTTAGCTCCAGCTCAAATGCCTCATCTTCGTCGTTCACCATATGTCTCGCCCTCCGCGTGAGCAGCGCCAGTTTGGATATGGCACAGAGCGCCATTCACGGTCACGGTTAGCCTTGAGTTTACGCCATAGGTCAATAAGCCATCTCATGGCAAAGCCTCCACGCTGTAGTTGCTCGAGGGTGACTTCCAGCCTCGAGGGACTTCCCCTCGAATATGCGACGGATCTACCCACAACAGGCGATTGTTCGGGTATGCGATCCATTGGCCAGAATCTAACGCGATGATGTGATGATCTTTGCTCTGGTCGGGGATCTCTGACCATCCACCGTTGGCCCAGAACACCGAAAACTGGTACACGCCAGGACGCTGGACGCCATCACGCCCGATCGCCTTTACGCGGTGGTTACGCAGGAACTGCATCTCGCGCACTTCGCAGAACCGGCTAAAGCTGTCCCACCACACGCAGATGTCGAGCGGCAACGGGTCGCAGGGCTTGGAGCAGATCGCGTGTATCGGCATCCTGGCCCACATAGCGCCACACTCGAGCATGACGCTAAACATGGGTACGCGCATTGGCTCCGCTCTGAAGCCCAGGACGGTGGCCAGCGTGAAGTCGCCGTGGCCCTGCTCCTGGTCATATAGGAACTCGTTTCTTATGTAAGCCGTGGTGTACGGCGTATCTACCATGAAGCTCATACGCCCCTCGCACGGATGGCGGTCGCTACACCGCTTGGGCAGGTATCACAGCGCGGTTCGTAGGCTTCAGCGACTTTGGCACACGCTTCTCGCTCAATTTTTATTGCCATGTTCACAATTATTTCTAAATGCGGCGTGGATAACGTCCACGCTGCAAAGCCAGGATCGTGTTTTAACGCTTCTCGCGCCAGTCGGATGATGTCGTCGCGGGTCATGGCTTCTTCTCCGTCACTTCGCACACGCCAATCTCAACCATTTTGTCAAAGCAACATTCCATGCAGAACCGCCGCATGGTTCCGGTAT